GATGCGACCAGAGCGGGTGACGGTCGGCTCTTGTCCAACGGTGACCCACCACTTGCGGCCGTCTGTGCAGTCGTAGAACCGGGCATAGTCGTAGAAGACCGCCTCGTCCTCCTCCTCGCCATCCTTCAGCAGCCGCTTGTCCTTGGGGTTGATGTAGATCCCCCCCTTGGCGACGGCGCCCTGGATGGCGCGGCGAAGGTCGCCGCGTTCGTCTACGCCATTGACGCCCGGCATCGCGACCAGCTTCGAGAGCTGAGGAACCCATCCCTGGGTGCTGTGGTATTCCCACGCTCCTGAGTAGTGGACATAGACGAACGCCATAGCAGGGCGCACTCGTCCATTGACCGGCAGGAGATCGGGGTCGAATCCGGTGACCGGCGCCTGGCGCTTCGGTCCCTTCAGCGTGCGGGATGTTTTCATCTGGGGCTCTCTTGGCTGGTGTTGTTTCTTACGCGTCGGTGACGATCTTCACGCCGCGGGCATCCTCGGCTTCGACAACGGCCGGGTACATCTGAGCGACGAGAGCGCTCTTGAAGTTGGCAGCGTCGCGGCTGAGCTCGAGCAGCATGAGCTCGTTGGCCATGAGGATGTTGTCGGACGGGATGTGGCCCTGGATGACGCGAGGGTCGGCCATGGTGTAAGCGAATGCACCCTGTCCGAACATTGCGCCGGCGCGGTCGGCGCCACCATTGGCGGTCGCCACAGAATCCGACTGGAAGATGTCCACGTTCAACCACCGGCCCTTGAAACCCGGCCCCTTGCTGGCGAGCATCTCGGCGGTAGCGTCGATGAACTGCACAGCGCCGGCCTCAGCACGGAGGCTGGAGAGCAGGTCGTTGATCTGTGTCGGGTGCAGCACTGCGGCAAATGTCGGGCCGGACACGTTGCTGCTGTTGAGCTGGTACATGGCGTCATAAAAATCGGAGACCGACAGGTCCACGCCAGAGGTGCCGACGCTGTTGGTCAGGCCTGCGAACAGGGCGCACAACAGGTCGGTCATGGTGAGGCCGACGCCTGCGACGAGGTTGGCGGCGACGCGCTCCACATCGATGACCGAGCCAGCCACGGGGACCAGGTCGGTGATGCTGTACTGCCGAGCGTACAGGGCAGGGGTCAGCGCGAATTCGCTGGTGGTGTACGTGCTGTCGCTGATGCCTGCACCGGTCTCGGCCTGGGTGGCGAAGGCGCCGGGAATGGCATCCTTGGTGACGTCAAGCGTCTTCGAGCCGCTCGGGCTCCAGGGGATGCGGGACATGAGCGCGGTCAGGTCCGTCGGATCATAGAGCTGCTCGACGACGAGGTCAGAGAGGACGGAGGCGACGAGTCCGCCGCTTGCAAGCACCGTAGTGGTGACAGAGGCCATGGTATGTATCCTTCGGGTTGGTTGGTCGCTGGCCCGCCCTTGTCGCTGGGCTTGCGTGTCGGATTATCGGACCGACGACCGAAGGAGCCATGCACGGCGATTGTATCCGATTTGGAAACAATGCCGCACGAAATCACTTCACGATGCCTTGCTTGCGCAACAACTCCAGCGCCACTCGTCCAGCCTTGCGGCCGTGCTTGGCGCGAAGGTTGCCGTATGCCTCGGAGGTCATCTGGCCGACCGGTGTTTTCGGCTGTGCTGCTCCGGCGTTAGGGTTGGCGGCTGGCTTTCGCCGCGTCTTGGGCTTATCCACAGGCGCCTCGGAGTTATCCACAGACTTATCCACAGGCTCAGTGAACCAGCGTCCATACAACGGGTCGTCCTTGAGCTCATCGACGAAGGCACCGAAGACGGGCGCCTCTGCACCTTCGCCGAGGTCAGACAGAGCGTCGCTGTACTCTCGGCGGATGGCTCGGCGTCCGCGCTTGCTGGTGATGCCCAGTCCAGAGAGGTGCAGGTCTTGCTCGTGATGGCCCTTGGTGCTGGTGAGCTCGCTCTGCAGCTTGCCTACCTGCTCGGTGAGCGTCTTGTCGCGGGCCTCCCATGTGGCGCCGCTCTCCTTCCACGTGTTGACCTCCTGGCGCAGTCGGTTGCGCTCCTCGGTAACGGCTCTCATCGAGGCCTTCAGGGCGCTCATCTCGGTGTGCTCTTTTTGTTCGTCGCTCATGTCTGGGGCTCCTGCTGTCGAAGGATGCGGCGAGCCCAGGACCGGCCGGCGTTGCCGCCCCACAGTCCCCAGGCTTGCGCCGCTTTGCTGGTCCGGTCTTGCCTTGCCTTGGCGCTGCCGGGTGATGCGCCATGGCGAGCGAAGAAGCTCACCATACGCTTGATGGTGTCGTGGCTCACCTGCTGACGCGCGGCGAGCTGGGCAGCCCGACGAACGCCGACCGCGGTGCCTGCTCTCCTCGAGGGCGGCTGCTTGGCTCTGATGTCGAGCGCTTTACGTGCTGCGCTGGCGACTGCCGCGGGTGGTCGGTATGACTCGGCCATCTATTCCTCGCGGTCTTCGATGGCGGGCTGATCGTCTTCGCCGCCGAGCTCGGCGAGGATGGCAAGCAGCGCCTCATCAAGCGCGGCCACATCCACAGCACCACCGCGCAGCATTTCGCGGGCGGCGCCGATCTCAGCCACGGCGCCGGGGATGTCCTCCTCGGTGGCCTCCATCTCTCCGAGCGCATCGGCCAGCATGGCCTCGTGCTGCTTCTGCGCGACCAAGAACGCCAGCGCTGCCTCGTCGCTGTCGAGACCTGGGTGGAGCTCGCGGACCATGGTCACGCGAGAGACCAGGCCAAGGCCCGCTTCCTTCTCCAGGTTCTCGATTAGGGTCTTGCGCTCGGTCTCGCTGAGTCCCATCTGGGCGTATTCGATGGTGTAGGCGCGCTCATCGGTGGGCAGCGATGCGCCACCGTAGGCGTTGGCCAGCCGTGCCGCGATGGAGAGCAGTTGCTGCGCAAACAGTGATAGAGAGGGGTCGGCCTTCTGCTGTGCTCGTCGCTGTCCGTCCCTGCTGACGATGATGGAGATCCCAGACTGCGCGCTGCCGCTTGCGACCAGGTCGCCAGGGTTGAGGCCAGCGAAAACGGCGAGGCGCTCGGCGTAGGCTCGCAGCGAGGTCATCCCGTCCATCGGCGAGAGGCCCGGCGGGTATGTGTCGATGCGCCCAGTCCCGTCGCGCTGGCTGGAGAACTTCAGGATGGTCTTCGGCCCTGCGGTGATCGTCTCGACATTGCGGCTCTGCTGCAACGTTTGAGTCTGACCGGCGGGCAGCTCCAAATCTATTGCGACTCGTTGGGGATTGGCGGAGTTGTTGAAGGCATCCCACCAGGCGGTGAAGCCGACAGCGAGGCGCAGCGTGCCACGTACCAGCTCGATGCCTGCCTTGTAGTCCCAGAGTCGGTCCTGCATCTGCGCGTGGTAGAGCACATAGGGCAGGATCGGCGCGCCCTGCTCGTCTCGGTACGGGTACTCGTCGGTGTCCAGGTAGAGGCCTGTGCGGTCGACACGGTCCCCGCGGTCGTCGACCTCCTCGATCATGAAGACGGGTTCGTCCCCGGTGATGTCCCAGGTCTCGAACGTCTCGACGCGCACCGGCTTGCCGGCCTCGTCGAGGCGGGTGCGCATCCGTCGCTCGGTCAGGCATCCGGGCCGGTCGGGCTGTCCCTCGAGGGCGATGCACTTGAGGATGTGACCTGGCGCGATGACTCGATAGGTCACCTCCTGGACGGCGCTGTCAGAGCTCGGCCAGTCCAGACGGACGAAGCACTCTCGCAGGCCTCGGGTGAGGATGTCGCGCTGCTGCATCTTCGGCCAGACCGACGGCGTGATGATGGCGTCGAAGTCCTCCACACCCTCGGCGCTGACGATGGGCGCCTCGTCGTAGGACACCGAGAGCTGAGAGAGCACCATGCGGAAGGTGTTCTCGGAGAGGTCAGGGTTGAGGGTTAGCTCCATCGCGATCTCTGGAGCGTAGTCCTTCATGATCTCGTTGATGATGTCGTCGGTGTGTTGCCCGTCCAGCATCCGCTCGCGTAGCAGCTGCTCCTCGCGTCGGTCGTGAGTCTCGCGGTCCTGCTCGTCGTAGTCGCTCATCATCTCACCAGTGTGTAAGGGGCGCCGGATCGTGTGACCGGAGAAAGCCAGTGCTCGCAGATATACCCTGCGGCATCAAATGGATGTTTCAGTTTCTCACCGCCCATCCAGTGACGGAAGGTGTGGATGAGCCGCTGACAGTCCTGGTGAACGTAGAGCCGCCCCTCGATGCACGCCGACGACATGATGCGAGCGCGCGCCTTGACGCTGCCCGGCCCCTTGTACGGTGGACGAAGCGGGCAAGGGCTGCGACTCCTGCCGAGCTCGCGAGCGACTGCCCGGTTCATCAACTCGTTGACGCTGGAGGCGATGCCACGGCGCCCGGCGCTGTTGGAGTCTCCTCGAGCGACGGTGACCTGGTCGAAGTCCACACCCCAGGGCAACAGCAGCTCTTTCCGCAGTGCTCGGCACTCCTCGGTCTCGGTCATCCGGTCCGATGGGCTCCACTCGCCGAGGACATAGACAGCCGACCCAGTCCAGCCGACAAGGAAGTGGATGGTATGCCCGACGATCTCGCCCCAGTCGACGCCCCAGCCGATCTCCTCGATGACGAGGTCGTCGACCTCCTCGTCGCCGATGATGTTTTCTTCCGAAAAGCCCGGAACTCTGCGCGAAATCGAAAAGCCCTCCCAACGTCCCTCGATGCGCTGCGCCCTGTCGAGAGCGTCGGTCTCTGCGATCTGCTCGTCGATGCTCTGCTGGCTGCGGTGCGGGCAGTGCTCGCGGTCCAGCTTGCCGACGAGCTCAAACCAATCCGGCTCAAGTGGTGGGTGCCCTTTCTGCGGGTTGCCGCTGATGATGTCGCGGAGCCACTCGACAGGCCGACCGATGGGCGTGAGTGTGACCCAGCACGATGCACGCTTCGCATACCCGGACCGTCGGAACTCGCCCCAATGGCTGCGCTTCGGAGGCTCGTCTACCCACTGCCAGTCC